CCACCTATATCAGCTCCCTGATTACCACCAAACATTGCCACCCAACCAGCAGCGACCCAACCAACAAAGGGGATACTACTGAGAGAAGGAGCAGCAGCCGCACCAATGCTTGTACCAACAAGACGACCTGTACCTTCTGCACTTCCGATTGCTTTGATACATGCTTCGCTTTTTCGGGCAGCACTTATTGCATCTGTTTGTGCACCTGTCAAACCTGGTGGCATATCAATCCAAGATCTATGATTTGATACAGGACCTCCTTGGTTTGTCTGACCATCCATGAAGTACTCTTCAGTAATCTGGGTAGTTTCATTTGCTAATCCTAAGAAACCACCTTTCTCTTTAATATCCTTAGTAATAAATGCTGTCTTAGGATCGTTTCCTTGATATTGAATAACATAACTATCGTCTGTTACACTTGCCTTGTATGATGTATAAGGACCTACAGGTATATCCAAACTTGGTAACTTGGGTGTTTCTTTTCTACTTGCAATGTATCCTATCATACCAAGATGTGAGACAGCGAATAGACTGCCTACTACACCAAATGATAACCACTTCCATTTATCAGTCATAATGTTCTCCTAGAATGGCATGTTAGGAACAGCAGGAAGAGTACCTCCAGTAGTGTCAGGTAACATATCTGGAAGAGATCCTGTAACAGATCCTAACGCTGCTTCTGTAATTTTTGATTTGACGCTATCGATAATCGCGTCCTTGCGTATGAATACGTAACCACCAAGACCAATAACGGTGAGAGATACAATACCACTTGCAATAGCGATTCCATTAATCAGTTTTTGCATCGTTCATTTCCTCATAAGCATGCTTCATTATATAGGCTATGAGAATTGTAACTGATATTACCAAAATTAGTACCATAATATTCACAGAGTGAACTACAGTCATTTTTTCTTTTTAGGTGGATAGTATAGGAAACCTTCGGTTTGTTCGGAAAGTTCAGAGAGTTTAAAAGTAATCATTTTATCCCAAGGAGTATGACTATCCATTAAAACTGCTGCTAACTTACCTTGTATTCTCTGAACACACCCAACATATCCTCTGTAGATTGAGTTTTCATCAGTAACTTTAACAGTAGAACCTGGTAAAATCATTTTTTAAACACACCTGTTTTTGCGAGTAAGTAAACAGATAATGTTGTCCAGAAGACAACTTCCAATCCAATGTTATTCATGTTTTAAGAACTAATTTTAACTGCAGGAACTTCTAATTTGATAGTTTGAGTTGGTGCAGACTGTGTTGCTTTTTCAATAAGCATCTCCATATCCTTCTTAGATATGTTTGCTCCACCACCGTCACCAGACTTCTTCTTACCTCCCGCTTGAATGCCAAAGGTAGCTGTGACCCCTGTAAAAACCGAAGCTATAAAAGTTGGATCAATCTTATCTTGTTCCCATCCTGGTATTGTAACATAGTTTAATGTTAATATGCCACCAGACCAGATCAAAATACCTAATCGTACAAATGTACTAAGGATAGCAAGTTGCTCTTCCTTGTCATCCATTGCGTCCTTGAGTTTACCAATAGGACCTTTAGGTTTTTCCACTTTAGTATCTGCCATATTTAAATGTTAATTCTGCTTTATTTATCAAGTTCAACTTCCTCTACATCTTCTTCTTTACCTACAGGTTCTGGGTCTTTGTCTGAAGATGGTGCTACCCTTCCTAAGTATGGGTCATAATCAAATAAACCATTTAAAGTACCTTCATCTAACTGAGGTGCTTGACTATCCCAAAAGTTTTTAATACCCATGTAACTACTACGATGGAAGACATCAACATGTTCTGGATGAATAGAAGAACCCAAAGGAATATGATAAAGCATCAATGGCATAGCATAAGATTTACCAGGATTATAAAGTAAGTCATCAGCAACTGGACGTGGTTTGACTCCACTATCAAGTTTCCATTTACCATTACGTCTTTCATGAAAACGCATGAGTTTCTCTGCATGGGATCTACGAATAGCATAACAGGCAGTAGAGAAATCATTTACAAATCTTTCATGAAGTCTAGCATGAATAGTTGTAGTACTAATAATTGCCATCTGGAAAATGTCCCAGTCATAAGGTAACTTAGATATAACATGTTTCCAACTAAATCTCCAAGATTTAACAATACTCATATCACAATCATCTTCCATCATGATTGCATACTCACTATCAGATGTTTCTAACCAAGTTTTAATTGCCTTAAGGTGAGAAGTAACACATCCAATTTCACCAGAGGTCATCATCTCAGGATACCTACCAGTGATCACATCACTAAGGTCATCATCTCTACCATCATATGCAGAAATTCTGGTTACGTCAGTAAGTTCCCAATCTTTAAATTGAGATTGCATATATTCCCATCTCTCTGGTTGACCATCAAGATTGATACAGTAGATAGGACCAAATCCTCTTAGTTTTTCTACAGATTTATTTTTAATTGTTGGGGGTGGAAGTTCTTGAAACATAGTATGGAAGATTAGTAATGTATTCTTTTAGTTGGTGTCTATCAAATCTTTGGATCTTTTCCCATTCCTTATTATTATGATCCATGTGTGGGTTATTGAACCAAGAGTTTTCAGTTCGGGAATGTTCTAAGTGGTATACTGTATTACCACACCTCTGTACATTATACCCTAACTTTTTAAATCTGTGGTATCTTTCAACATCTTCTGGTGCATATGCTCTGAAGTTTTCATTTTCCATACCACCTTCAATGTAAGACGTAGTATTAAAGAATTGACAAAATCCATATTGTGCGTCATAAGGAGTAGATACATTAATCAAGGTTTTGAAATTGAAATTATTATTTAAGAAATTAGAGACAACTTCATCGGTTGCTTGTACTCTTTGTTGAGCAGTTCCTCTTGCGTAAGGATACACAAGATCAGCACCCTCCCTAATTAATTTATATGCTTCTTCATAGGAGTTTTTAGGAAGTAAAATATCTGTATCATAATTTACAACAACAGAAGTCTCTACCTCCATCAACATATCATTGAGAACCTTTTGTCTATGAAACAATGGTTCATCAGTTTTAAAAAAGGAGTGAGTTATATTTTCAATATCACCTTCACAGTATTCTTCAATTTGTGGAAGAGCTGTACTGAAGAAGATGGATTCATTATGATGCTCATGAATAATAAAGTTAGTATCAAATAGTGTGTTAAGATAACACAGAGTTGTAATAACATTCCTAAGTCTATCATCGGATTCAATCCTAACAGGGACAATAAAGGTTACATCTTTTAAATTATCTTTCATCAGGTTTACCATACTTTTCCCAAAGATATTCAATTTCTTCTTTATTAATCAACCAAGAAGTTCCATCTTCTTCATTTGCAAACTGCCCATCATATTTTGTATTAGCACTTACTCTATCATCATGCTCACGGATAGAAACAATAGTCTTATCAATAATCTTTGGTAACCCATAAGAAGAATAAAGACGTTGGTAGAAATCAGTATCCATAAACAAGTCTACATTATCATCAAAGAATTCAGTAATCTCTGTTCTGAATGTAATGACAGATGGATTACCAATCAAGTTATTTCCTTCAAGTTGATACTTTGCCCATTTGGGTGTCCTCGCTCTAAAGTATTCTCTAGTATTCTTAGTGTGATTGTAACCACATGCTGCCCATTGTGTTCCATCTGACATAGCATGAACAATAGTTTCTAGAGCAAGATTAGAATAGAAGAAATCATCCATAAACATAATCTTAGTGATATCTCCTGAAGCAAGTGACAATGCTACATTGATGTTAGGAGAAATTCTACCTCTTCCATAGAAGTTGCGAACATATCTAATCTCAATAGCATCAGAATATGCCTCACATACAGTCATAATATCATTGTCTTTACTATGATCAGATACAATGACTTCAAAATCTTGATAGGACTGACCTTTAATTGTTCCTAACAATTCATTCAAATATTCATGACCATGACCACCTGCCTCATGGGTAGGAATACAAATAGAAACTCTCATAATTTCATCCAAGTAGTAGGTACAATATCTTCAGTGTTATTTGCAGCGGTATATCCTTCTGTTCCAAACCATTTCTTAGGTGCAATAATCTCTTCACTCTTAGATAAGAAAGCACCCCACCAACTGAAAGAACTATTAGCAGTGATGTGGTGTGTACACATAGTCATCAAACACATATCAATTAAATTATTACCTGATTCAGAAACCATAAATCTGTTACCTGAAAAAAGTTTTTCTTCCATACACCACTCAGGTTCATCAGAGAAAACAAGGACAGGTAGTTTGGCATCAAACTTTGATAGTGCCTTCTCATAATATTCCATTGAACATGGTGGATGATCAACTGATTTCTCAACATAGTCAGTTCTACGAACATGAAGTGAAATGATCTCATCAAAATCTTCCATCATTTCTTTACAAGGTTCGATAATATCTTTTTTAAATGTGAAGTCTTCACGGATACTATCTTCAATGTCAGAGAAATACTTATGAGTTTGAAAATAACCAAACAAGTTTACATTGTCTGGGCAGTCATCAACATACTTTTGATCATAGTGAAACTGTCTCTCCTGATAATATGTACCAGGAATAAAAGTTTTTGATTTTAAATTAGGAAGAGTAAATGCCTCAAATAATTGATGATCGTGCCATTCATCTTTGAATTCACTATTAGGGATAGTAAATTCATATCCATGTTTATTAGCAATACCTCTCAAGGCAGCATACTGAAACATCTGATTGCCAAGTCGTCCATGCCGACCAATATGATTAAAACCTATCATAAGAATTTCAGGAGATTGTTTACACGATTGATGAAGGTATGATTTTCTTTAACATAAGTCATTGCTGCCTTCATGTCAACTGTTCTATTTACCTCTGCATTTAAAAGGTTTTCATACAAAGTATGAGGTGTACCACCAAACACAATATGATCTCCTAATGCTCTTTTCACCAGTGGAGAATTAGTACCAGTAATTCTACCATAACTAATATTCTTAAACATTCTACACGGAATGTATCCACATTGCAAGTGCCAATCACTTCTAAAGTCAGGACATAAAAACGAAGATCTAATTAAATTTCTATTCTCTTCATCAGATGCATTCTGAGTAAAAACATCAAACTGAACCTGGTGCTTTTCATTCATAATGTTTGCGAACTCTTGTGCCCACCATGGTCCTTGTTCATAGAGCATTGCAACATAATTTACTTTCTTTCTGGTAGGTACAAATTCAACATAATCATCAGTATCAATTTCATCTGGTAGAAGATCAGTTCCCCAACATTGATAGATTGATCTTGTAGATTCATCCCAATAAGTAAGATCGGCAATCTTCTCATGGATCTCTTCTTGAGGAAGATAATTACCAAGTTTTAAAATATTATTATATGGAATACCTTGATCAACCAACTCTTGAGTGGGAAGATGGTGTGTAATATACTTACAATCTTTTCGGATTGGCATACCTCTCTTCACCGAATCCTCTACAAAAATTACAGAGTTTGATACATCTACACTATCAACATCAGTAGTATCAACCCAATGAGTTTCCCAACCAAGTTTCTTGAATGCTCTATAGTATCCATTCTGAACGTAACTATGAGTTGAGGTATGAAGTTTATGTGCCCAAATAATAACTTTGTTCATCTTAATGAAGGGGGTAATGAATAATGAAATACAAAGGGAGTTAGTCCTTTGTTCTCTGGAAGGTCTCTTTCATATGAGAACTTTGCTGCAACTTCTACGGGAGCATATTTACATCCTTGTTCCTCATATAGATGTTTGTTATGAACACAGATGTTTCCATCTTCATTAAACAAACCAGCGTTCATGTGCTTATAGAAATCTCCTTGGTTTACATCCCATGGGATGACAACTTTATTAGGAACATCCATTAGTTTTTTACTGCGGAGAGAAACTCCACCATTTCCAACTCTTTGATGATTACCAAAGGGATCGATGTAAGCATTTTCAGACCATGCCCATGGTGCACCAATGTAATCATACTCTAGGAACTCATCAGTCCATGCACTTGGATTAACAACAAACCC